AACATCTGATGTAGTTTTCTGATTCTCAATGAAAAGATCAATGAGCTTCTGAGCGTGTACCTGAGAAAGCCCTGCCTCCTTAAATATTGGAGTAGCCTTATCCGCTAATACCTGATCTAAGGTTATCCCCTCTGGCATTTTGAACTCATACTTTTCGGGGATATTTTTAGCTTTCTCATCTGCCTTTGCCTTAATATCTGCTTCTTCCTTCTCCTTAACGAGAATTACTTTTTTACCCTTATCTTCTTCAGATAAGTCCTCATCCTTTGCTTCCAGCAATTTCTTATCTGCGGCTAATTCTTCCTCTGTCTTCTTACCCGCCTCGTCAAGAACCGAACCTTCCTTTGGCTTACCTTCATCATCCAGTATAGAATTAGTATCCTCTACTGGAGGTTTTCCTTCTTCTTTAATTTTTACTGCTGCTAACTCTTCTGGGGTTGGAGTAGCGTTATTGTCTACCATCTTGAGCCTCCTTGGCTTGTTTTTTACTATTGAGGGCAGATAGATATTCGTTCTGCATCTGCGCAAAAGCAGATATATCGGCCTCGTTTATGTCTCTAAGCAATCCGAGTCCAACATCTCTTGTTCCTTCTGCGAAAGCAGTTGCATTGGAATTTGCTGAAAATGAGTTCCTGAACACGCCACATTTATCTAACATCCTCCAACACCACCTTCTACCCTCAGGGGTTTTTAATATCTTAAATAAATCATTTATCTCTTTCTGGCGAATCCTCTTCTGTTCGTCAGTTAATTTTTTTTGTTGTTCCTCTATATTAAAAATATCTTCTATCATTGTTTTTTAAGACGATGTGAATGTTTAAAAAACTCTACAGCTCGAAGTCTTGCTATAGCAGCCTTTTTAGAACTATATTTGCCTAAGCTTTTCCCTGATTCGCTTCTTACTACCCAAAGAGAACCTTCTTGTTTAATCATTATATATCCTTATCCTTATCCTTAGACCCTTGATAGCCCCTTGTTAGGGGCTTACTAGACCCTTATTTACTTTCTCTAATATTATTCTCTTTTTTACATATATCTAAGCGTAAAATATGTCCCATGCCTTTACTTGCGATAAAAGTATTCTCATTAGAAAGCATAATCTTATTATATATTTCACATCTCTTATGTCCACCAATAGTATTAAGCTCTTTTAATTTTTCACAACTATCACAATAGTTTTTATTCCTTAGTTTTAAATTCATGTGTTCATCTTCCTTACTGCGCTTGTTGTTCTAACTAACGCATTGTCTTCATCCATCTTAGCATCAGCCATGCTTTTCGCAGCCCCAGCACCATCTTTTGCGGCAGAGGCAGAATCAATCATATTCTGTTTTCTCTCGGCTGCTGCTGCAATTTCTGCTTTGGCCTTGCGTATCTCGGCTACTGCCTCAGGAGAATTAATTATGTTTGGAGGGATTCCTAACTTCTTCCCTTTTTCTCTAGCATATTCGTCAAAATTAGCAATATCTCTTATGTTAGGATCAACTTCCGCTAATGCAATTAAAGATTGTATCCATTGATCCATCGGAGCAATATCAATCGCCTTCTGAGCTTGGGCTAAGATATTAGTATATTCTACTTTTAGGTTTAAGCCTTGTATCTCTGGAGGTGGTGGTAAGAATACTTCGTTACGAACACAAATATTAAATGTCCTATCAATAAAAGACTTAATAAATTCATCTCCTTGCCACAACTCTAATAATGGGGCTATCTTAGATAATCTCTCAGATTGCCTTTCCAGAACTTCTGTCGCAGTGATAGGACTTCCTTCTCTTGCTGCCTCTATCATCATTAGGAATAAATCCGTAAAAAAGAACTTCTTTATTATTTGTTTAGTGTCTTTGATTGAAATATCTAAAGAAGCAATATCTAGGTCAACTTGATATGTAGGTTTGACACCTGCGTGTGGAAAGATTGACGAATAAGTAGTTACACCACCAGGTAGGGTGTTGACATCTCCAGAAACAGATGAGTCTTTCTGTAAGGGTGGATTGGTTTTTTTATCCAAAGCTATAAGAAGATTACTCTTCTTTTTTTGTAGCTCTTTAACGGCACCTAGGGTTTTCCATCCTGCGCCCTTGCCATATATATCTGAAGTAGTAGCCCTTTCCCATCTTGGGGCCACAATAGGAAATTCCTCATATCCGCCAAGTTTCAAATATTTATCGTCTAATTCTCCATCTTCCCAATAGATAGAACGAAAAGGCATATTACTATAATCCTTAAGATACGGAATCCTATCATCATTCTCTTCTACCATCCAGCTTACTTTCTTCCAAATGTCGGGTTGATTACCTTGATACGCAGTCTGAACAGCCACCGAACAATTCTCTATACCAAACTGCTTTACCATTTGTCCAACCGTTATCCAAAATATTCTATAAAAAGCATTAACTTTGCCCTTACTATCACAACCAATATAATATTCTCCCGCAGTATATGATTTTAAATGGATTATATTATCAAAGTCTTCTTCAACATAAAAACACCCAGTTCCAAATGTAGCTAGTTCTTTATATGTCTTTGCCAATACAGTATATGAGTTAGACTTCTGGAATATTTCATACATCTTCTCCTGGGAATCTTTCAACCAAAATGCTACACGGGGAATTTCCATTAATGCCCTGTCTTCAAAATAAAACTTAAACCAAGGTCTTGCAGCAGAGGTAAATCCGTGCATCATTCCAGAAGAAAATGTATCTACGTCAAGAGTAGCCTCTTCATCAAGTAGGACTTTATGATCTATTTTAGATCCTGAATTTGGAGTAATTGATTCAAAGAACCCCAGAGTAGGATAGATATAGGTTTGAAGATCTCTCCAGGTTGGAGTCCACTTTGTCCCTTCAGTCTTTAAAGCATTAGCTCTCTTCTTTACAAATCTCTTCTCTAATCCTGTATCGGTAAATTCACCTTTACCTATTGGTTTTGTTTCTGCATTAGTATTAATAAGAGTAGTCATCTATTTTCTCCTATCGAATAATTGCTCCGACATTCTCCTCACGAGTTAAAAAGTATTGTTTCTTCTCAAAGGCAAATGGAACTATTGCCTGAGGATCAACTATTAGCCTATCACCTACCTTAACATCAATACACTTTTTACCTATCTTAATAACAAGAAGGCTTGTCCCCTCAACCAGTTTTGTGTTTTTAGCAATGTCAGGAATTATAAGTTTTGAATTTATATTGTCAGGTAGTCTTAGAATAATAAAATCTTTTATAGCTAACATCTCTGGCATATTACCTTCCTTTCAGTTTTTGATATAGCCCTCTATTTTTAGAAGCTACTATCTGACCATTGTTCAATCTTGTGTAAGGTTCTGCGCACAAGCTTATACCTCTTACAAATGCTTCCTTGCGAATAAATCTAGCCCTTGCTCCATTCATCTATGTCCCCAGTTTTTCTTTCTTACCTGACGCAGCCTCATTAGTTACACCCAATGGACTCGTTTTGATTGTTGATAATATTCCTTGCCTTGCAAAAGCTATCCTTCTTCTTCTAGCCTGAGAAGATTGCACGGATGTCGGAGAAGGAGATCCAGGTGTTGAAGTTGGCGGAATTATTGAAGGTGCTGGTGCTGCTATTGGCGCAGGCGCAGGAGTCGGAGTTGGCTGAATTGATGGTTGTTTTGGTGATCCGAATATACACATAATTTACTCCTTTATTTTAACACATCATACTTTGAATTAGTAAACTCTAAGTTCCCTTGGCTATTCGCTGGGAGATTAATTCCTTCAACTCTTCTACCCATAAACCTATTCTTAGGCATAACAGGAAATGCGAATGTCAATGCTAGAGAGTCAGCTGCATTAGGAGAAGCCACTCCTCTCGTCTTCATATCTTTCTTAGACTCTAATAATATCTTGCCCGAGTTCCTGCCTATCGCTATTACCTCAAACTCTGGGGCTATTAAATCATCACACAATTCTTGGTCATCTGGAATACAGCCACCTTCCTTCAACCATCTTTTCATCGAGTTCCACATTTCAGCTCTCTTATTGGCACAGCCTATATCGGCAGAAGCTCCGCCAAATGGAATTAATATCCATTCCCTCTTTAATTGTTTGCCTGCCGAGAATATGCCAGTACCAAATCCCATATCTATAAAAACTGCATCAGCCATTTCTCTATCTTCAAATGCAGCAATATGTCCAGCCATAACAAAGTCGTCGTCATTCTTAGAATATTTTGCGAGTACCTTAGAAAAATTACCTTGCCTTAAAGTTATAACAAACTTATCTTCTCCTGTCCAACTTGGATCTACTCCGATAATCTTAGCTGCAAATCTATAGTTCTCTGGATTTATTGCTCTACCCCTCGCTGCCTCAACATAATTAAGTGGGATAAATTGTCTGTCTGATACATTAGGAAACTGTCCTTTTATTCTCACCCTGCAAAAGTCAGAGTCTTCTCCGTAATCGTCTATCCATTTCTGGAGTTCTTCCTTATTTGTCATCTTACAATTACGAGCGTCGATTTGCCAAGTTCTCCAGCGGTGCCGTAATTTGCCAAAGCACTCTTTAAATCTTCCAGTATTTCTTGTGGGATTACCACAGACCATCCAGATTATCTCTGTCTCGGCATCCGTCATAGCTCCTTCGGTAACTTCCCAAATCTCATCAGGAATAGCAGAAGACTCATCAAATATAATTAGTATTCTTTTGCCTTTATTATGTAATCCCGCAAAAGCCTCCGTCTTGTCTTTTGACCAGGGTATAATATCTATACGCCAAGTTCTTTCATGTTCTTTGTGAATAGAATAAATTGCTGTTGCGGTAAGAGTAAACCAGTGCTTTGCTATGAATAAACGATGCCACTTGGAAAGCTCTGCCCAAGTCTTAGTCTTCAACTGAGATTCTGTATTGGCTGTAACTACTCCACGGGTATCTTCGCAAGTAGCCATCGCCCATAATATCAACCAAGCTACAAGTGCTGAGTTATGAGTAACAATAAAATCATTTGCCAAAAATAAATGATTTTCTGCATCTACAATAACACAATGCCCATCTTCATAATGACTAAATTCTATCGATTCAATCCATCTCTTAATATATCTTTCTTCAGAGGGTTTATATAACTCTTTACGATGTTTGATTGTAAATGGATTCCAGGAAATATTTATCGTTATTCTATAACATTCTTTGCAAATAACTTTCTCTCTTTGATTATTATAATACCAACCTTGCTTTGGAGTCTCCTGTATCCAAGACTTTCCACCCAACGAACGAACAAGCCAAACAACATCATCAGCTAATCGTCTGCTTGTGGTGCTATATATAACTACATCTTTTGAAACTTCTCCATCAGTATCAAGTAAACCCTCCAATAGTGCTTTTCTATTTTTAATAGAGTTATATTTATATTCATCAGGAAGATACCTATCGCAAGAGTTACAATTAAATATTTCTTCTTTTATTAAATGACTAATCTCTTTAATATAATTGGTTTTTTCACCATAAGTAGAAACTTTATAACCTAATAATTCTAATTTATCTCTTAATTCTGGAAAAGTCTTTGTATAAATAGGTTTCTCCTTACTTCCATCTCCAATCCATATCCCCATTAAATAAGGGTGTATATCTACTTCTCTCTCTTCAAACTCAACAGGTTCTTGAATTGGTATCTCCCATTGTCGAGCTTTAGAGATACCATTAGACCGTTTGACCCCAATCTCAAGGATTTGTTCTGTTGACAAAGTTCTCCAACTGTTAAGATTTTTTCTACGCTCTTGTCTACCCCTTACAGCCCAGAGATGTTCTAACCCAGCAAATGTAAAAGAACCATCATCAAAAGTTACCTTATAAAATGGCCAGCTTTTATGAATAAATTTTTGCTTTACTTGAGTAGGCTTACCATCAGAACCAAAAAGCAAATCTCCTTCGTTTATATCACCCCAAAACTTTTTCCCTTGAGGAGTATCAACTACTATTGAATTTGCAAGAACTTTTCCTGGCCCATGTCCAGAAGCTACTGCTAATTTAATTGCATCGTAAGGATTTAATAACTTATCTTTTATTTCTTTAAGGACTCCTGCTTGCCATTCATCAGGCCCATCAAATTTTTCAAGCTCCCCTGGTTCACCCCAAGGAAAAGAATAGTAGACAAAATTATAAGGATCCCGAGTAAATGAAGTGATGTCATTTATCAGGTCTTCTTGATTATCAATTATTACTTGGTTCGAGTGCATCTAAAACCCTCTTTCTTCCTGATTGGATCTTCTCAGCAAAATTAACAGTAATTTCTCCAGTATGTTCCAATTCTTTCTTATCACGCCAGCCAGCCACATTCTTTAAAGTGAATATTCCTGCGGCAACATCAATCTTCTTCTTCATTATTGCCTTGACTATGTTCAACGTCTGAACATCCTCAAATCTTTTTAAGGCTTGAGAAAACTCGTCATTTTCTTTAGCCCAGATACTCAAGTTCTCACTTGGATAGCAACGCTTTATAGCAAATTCCTGTTTAAAAGGAATAGTATTCTCTGATTCTTTTGCATATTCCAACAAAGCCTTCGCTTCGACTTCAATGAACTCAGTTGTGTACTTCTTAGGTCTACCCATTTATTTTCACCGCTTTCTGATTAGTATAATTCTCCCAACGGTTTATGATTACCTGGCAATACATTGGATCAATTTCCATCATATAACATTTACGATTAAGGCGCTCGCAGGCTATCATGGTGGAGCCAGAGCCGCCGAATGGATCAACAACTATATCATCCCTATTGCCCCATTGAAAGAAAATGTCCTCAATTAAAGATGTTGGTTTTTGCGTAGGATGCAACCTATGCTGCGCTTCTTTTGTGTTTCTTGAAGAAAGAAACCCAAACCAATCATGCCTCAGTGTTCGTCTTTTATGTCTAATTCTTGACCATATTAATTCAAATGCGGATCCGTAAACACCATATCTGCCTTGTTTCCATCCATAAGCCTATTTACCGCCTCATGTTGCGTAGAATCCCCGCACAAGAGCCTATGAGAGCCAAGATTATAAAGGTCCCCAGGCATTACCCCTACCTCGGTTACCTCGGGTACCGCATCCGCTTTTTCATCAGCGTCGAGCTGAAAGATAAAATCCAATTCCTTTGGATCGAACCCGACATCCTTCAATAAATTCTCATCGAAATTCGCCAGGGCGTCAAAATCCCATTCACCTAGGTTCTTATTAAGCCTGAGATTAAGCTCTCTTTCCTGGGCCTCACGGTTTTCGCTGCGCCAATGCATGTATACCAGTATAACAGCTATTTTCGGGACTTGTCAAACTTATTTTTTAGGGAGTAACTTTTGCGGGCTAAATCCCCGACGGTAGGATGCGCCTTTTTGTCAGGCAAGTTTTTTTGGGCATGATATATGCAGTAGTATTTATTTCTGAGATAGCGGAAATATTCTAAAGGGTTCATATATTATTGATACTCGCTATGTTTTTGCAAGTCTTCTTTTAAATCTTCTATTCTATATTCTAAATTCTTGAAATCTTCTTTATATAATCCGCTTTCTAAGAACTTCATTACAAACGTCATACTAGCTATAAATACAAAAGTTGCGACTAAGACAAATATCCAACACTTCATGTCTCCTGGATTTATTTTAAATAGATAATAGTTTTTAGTAACTCTTGTCATTTTTTCCTCCCTAGTAAATATCTTGATTTATGCTTATTGGGTACTTTTGTTACTACCCAAATTAAGAACACCATAACTACCGTAGCCAAAACCATTGATAGTATCAACGCAACCAAATCTTTTCCAGTCATATTCCATTCTTCTACTCGTTCTGCCCATCTGTCTGAGGCGTTTATATAATAGATATATTTTTGATATACTTCTTCAAAAGTCATTTCACCACATCTTTACTTTGTGCTATGGCTATAATACAATCATCGTAAAACAATTTACCCACTTTATATTTTGGTCTTTTCTTTATCTTTTCCACTATTTCTGATTTCTTGATGTAACCCTGTCCTTCCAAAATTCCAATCATATTTTCTGTAAGTTTGACATAACCAGCAGAGGTTATGGCGTTAGAGATTGCTTTACACCAATCAGGAGTAAGTTCATAATGTTTTACCATACCGATATATTTTGTTTTTCTTATTATTTCTTCCAACCCCTTATCCTCTGTGGGTTTGATAGGTTTATTACAACTTTTAATAAGGCATCTTTTAACCCCACTTTGGTCTAAATAGAAATGGTTATCTTCGCATTTACAAAACTCCTCTAGTTCTTTCATCTTTGCTCCTTACTATTTAACTATTTTATAAACTATAAAATCTTTCCAAGTATAACGAGAGCATTTACATTTCTCACATTTATCTCCATGATTGTCTAAGTGATGCGATGTATGATAACCCTTACTATGTCCACAACTACAAATTTCATCATCAACTTTTAATTTTTTCATCAAAACCTATCCTTTCTTCTTCGTAATTCTGTTATCCACTCAACTGTTGAGGTCAACCATTTAGGTTGATTTAAGTCCATCCAGATTGCCCAGAGAAAAGAGTGTAACCATTTACGGAGTTTTTTCATCGTTTTCCTTTAAATATATAACTAACTTAGCTCTAGCGTTGGCTTCGGATTTATCAAATATTTCTTTAAAGTTTGCTTTTTGATTCATTCTTCTCATATAATTACTCACCCACATTTCTCTTGAATTTTGATTTTCGCAAACTAAATATCCCACTCTTTTTGAATCTCTGCCACCACCACAATTTGAAGTAGAAACATAATTTGGCAACATCTCCCCCAACTCTGCTAAATTATGTTTCCAGCGAGGAATACCTAATTCAACTAACTTATTACGCAGTTCTTCTGAAGGATATAACTTAGCCATTGAATATCCATAGTGAGGATTTTTCTTTCCTTTGTTATCCCAACCTAAAATTTCTCTTTTATGTTTCTCTTGTTCTTCTTGGGATATTTAGTTTGCGAAAATCAAAATTCAAGAGAAATTCTGCCAACTCTCTTAAATCTTCAATACTTAATTCATTTATTTCTTCTTTTAATTCTTCTATTGTCATCACTCCTCCTTAATAATCAATTCACTTTTGTATTTCTTCTACAAATTCATTAAGGGATTTTTGCAAACTTTTCAAATCTTCTAAAGTGTAATTTCTATAATTATAAATTTCTGGACTTACATCTAATACAACACAAAAGAATCCATCATTACCATCTTTTTCAAAATATCCTCTTCTGTGGTTAGAAATAACTTTTTTAAATATCTCCATTCACTCCTCCTTTATTAAACCACAATGTCCTGAACGCATTTTGCTAACATCTTTATCTACCCACAATCTACAATTTTCTTTTTGACAATAGATTACCGTTATAGCAGAAAGAGTTAATCCTGTTTCTTTAGTATATTCATTTTTTGGTTTACTCATTATTGGACAAATTTTATCTCTCATCATTCTCCTTTCACTATCAATTCACATTGGTTGCTCTCATGAAGAACAACTTGTGTTAAGTTTCTCCTATCTACTAATTTTTTACAATTCTTACATTCGTGATAATATTGCAAAGGATTCTTATATTCAATAATGTTTCCATCTTTATCTATTGGATGTCCTATTATATCTTTCATCACTCCTCCTTAATAATAAGACTACTTGCTTTAGCTTTGAGGGCTTGAGCTATGTTGCGAGGAATTATTGCTAATACAATATTCTCTCTCTGGTATATTCTTTTTTTCTTCAGGCAGAACGCCCATATCTTTAATTTTCATTTCTCACCTTTATTTAATCTATTAATAATCTCTATTATCAATTTTCTATTATCAACTACATCTTCAAAAGAAGCCATTGAAACGTCAATATTATTTGGAAGTTCTATTTTCTTTTTGGGTTCATTCATTTATTTTCCTTTGTCTTTTTTTATCCTTGCATTTTTTAGCTGGAGAATTATCAGAAACAAGATACAAGGTAAATACAACTCGTGGCTCTTTATCGGCGAGAAATATCTCAGCACTTAATTCTTGTAATTGCGAATCGTCTTTCCAAACACTAGCAATCGTTATGCCATCCATTAAATTTTTAATTAAATTATCGATGTCGATTCTTTGTTTATTTGAACGATAAAAAGTAGCTTTTAATCCAAACTTATTATTCTCATCTGGCGCGTGTCTATATTTAGAGCGAATATATGAAGCGACTAACTCTTTGTATTCTTTTGATTTTCGAGGAGTATATACATACCCCCTGCCCATTCTCGGTCTTTGATTCGCAACTGGATTTCCTGGAATAGTTAAATAAAATAATACTTTTTTATCATTCATTAAAATTCCTTCTGTTCTTGTCTAGCCATTTGATACCTCCTTTTTAAATATAACTATACAACTTGGAAATGGCGCTGAGTTTTTACTCCCGCCAAATTTTAATCTTCCTTTTCTGCCAAGTAAGATATATTCGGGATTAGCTCTTGTTGCGTTCCCCATTCCCCAGAACAAAGTATTTGTGCTTTTGGTATTCATTTTTATCCAAGTAAATGCTATCGTAAATAAAACAAATCCCCAACTTTTTAAAACATCTAATCCTTCTTGAATACAGGGAGCAGTAACCCATAGAAATAAATAACAGTTCTTATCTACTATACTTTGAACATTTAAAGATTTAATTAGCTCAATATCCATTGTAGTATAAAACTTTTTAGCTAGTCCTCTTGCAGATTTAATTCCACCTGATTTACGATAACTCCACGGTGGATCAGCAAGAATAATCTGGTACTTTTTAGAATTTTGAGTATTTTCCAATAACATATTTAGTATCTCCTTTTTCTTTAAAGTCTATACATTGTTTTAAATATCCCAATTCTGTTGTAAGTAAGTGTCTACCCAAATATTCTACTTTCTTCATATTTATAAATACGAAAGCAACGCAATCAATTTTAATAGATTCTATAGCGCGTATAGAACCCTTAGAACTTCTAAGAGAAAATCTATATACGTCTTTATTTTTTCCATAAGTAGATTTTTTGGTGCAAGTTTTTACTTGTATTCTATAAATTTTTCCCTTAATATCAACTAATACATCATAAGGTAATCCTTGATCTGCAAGGAAGGCATTATATCCTTGAGTAATCAAATCACAACAAACCAAATGTTCACCCGCTTTACCAATTTGCAATTCTTTAGATAAACTCATAAATTCCTCCTTTATATGGTAGCTTATCATATAATACAATCTTTGTCAAGTCAGCATATATTATTTGATATTTTTTCATCTAAACAACTCCGACTGTATGTCTCTTTTGCTTTCATTAAGAATGTGAAGGCCTAAATATGGATTGACACAATTTGCCAATGTTTTTTGTTTATCCTTTATACTATATTTAGATAAATCAAATCCTAAATATTGCTCAAGTATCTTTACACTTCCCCTACATTCTCGTCTAGTTGAACTCCTGCAATTTGTTACACTTACATTTAATTCTTTTTTTAAACCACTTTCCCAACCACCAATAAAAAAATTAGTCCAAAAATAATGCCTATCCCTTTCTATTGGATGGAACATTGGTTCATAATAGCTTTTCACATTTTCAATGCAAAATTTTGTCTTGCAAAACTGCTTTAAGAAAACGATTTCTTGCCATAACGCCATATCTGGGTATCTTATACAACCTTGAGCGTGAAGAAAGTTATTAACATTACTATGTGTCGGACATGGTGGACTACTCCAAATAAAATCAAACTCATTAAAGTGTTTAAGTAAATAAGAATGAGCATCCCCGATAACCATTTTGTCTTTTGGAAAGAAGTCTTGATATATCTTGGCAATCTGTTCATTATTCTCAACAGCAGTAACCTCAACATCTTCCCATAATTTACGATTACCACCTATGCCTGCATAGAGATTAAGTATTTTCATCTTACCCCCCAACAGAAACATTTAGCTTTTTAATAATTCAACCATACCCTCAATTTTATTTGCCACTTTCTCAGGATCGCTAAAAATCTCAACCGAAAGAAATCTCAATAATTCTATATTATAATTTCTTGCTAAATAATCTTTATATAAATCGTTTGTTCGTTGTTTAAGAGTAGAATGAAATTGTTTGCTATCAACCTCAATTAATAAAATAGTGTTTTCATTAATCAATAATACAAAATCATATCTTTTATCTTCTATCCAATGTTGTGTTTGAACACCTTTTATCATTGATAATATCTCATAATTTACAAGAATATTATTATAAAAATGTTCTTCTAAAATACTATCGAATTTAATCATTTCTTTTTATCTCTACCTCTGCTACACCAAAAACTTTTTCACCATCTGAATATCGCCTTATTAAAAAACTCCTAACTTTACTCCAATATTGTTCAGGTAATTCTTTAAGTACCTTAATAACCATATCCTTAGTGGCCATTTTATTGAGTTGATCTAAAATTATTTTATCAGCCTTAATACTTAACTGACCCTTCTGAGGTTTGTTCATTTTTAAAACTAATTGATCATACTGTTTGCGTAGTTTCTCTGTAGATAATATATTGTTCTGCCAGAAATCATCTTGTTGGCACCAAAGCATTACTTTTTCAATTTCATCTGGATTACGTTTATCTATATAGATCATTCGGTTAATATGACTACCCCATTTTTGAAGATCGGGTTTTTTAAAATCAGGTTTTCTTTTTAAAATAATTTCTAATAATAATTGAGAAAGTTTTAACTCGAGAGAGTTCGGACTATATAATAGGTTATGTATGTTATGTTGGTTATCTATGTTGTCTGTCTTTTGACTGACTTTAGACTGACTAAAGACTGTCTTATGCTTTTTGTATATCTGTTTGAGTTTATTAGGGTTAGAAATGCGGTATTTTGTAGTTAAATATCGCCCTGCTCTTTCTAACCAGTCGTGAATTAAGATAATTTTAGGGTTTTTATCAATCCAACCATCCAAAAGTGCTTCATAAAATCTTTTTGGATCTTCTCTCCAATCTGCGTATTCAGCTATATCTTCAATACTCCATTTCGTGATGTCTCCATCCTCGGCTTGTTCCATTACGTTATGCCAAAGAAAAGTAAGGTGTCCAACCCCTTGAGATATGTCTATATTAAGTCTCCTTATAAACTTTCTAAACTTAGGATTTCTTGTTAATGTTGTATGGCTTTCAATCCAAGACATTTATCCCCCCAAATAAAATACCCGGGCTGGTTTCCCATTTGATCCGCGTGAGGAACCCGGGCAATAAAAAAAACCGACAGAATTATATCGGTTATCAGTTTTTGTTTTGTGTCCATTTAATCCTCACGCTTTTCATACTCTTTATTATACATAATATTAATTATTTGTCAAGAACTAAATAATTCTTCTTGTCGCTCTGTTATCTCATCTGGTCGCTTAATCCGCCAAGCTATAACTATACGACCTGTTATACTACACCTACGCTTACAATCTTCTTTAACAAGGTCTTTTTTCACAAGTTCATTAGTGCGTCCAGTTACTCTATTTATACTCCATTTAAGTCTATCCGCAAGTTCACTATTAGTCATCGAGACTATATTAAATTTAAGGATATTGAAAACAACATTTTGCCTAAAACTTAAAGTCTTTTTAACCTCTTTATATGCTTCTAAAGATGTCGCTTGTATACTCATAACATCCCGCCTTTCTATATCTTTCTAACCTCTACTGCCTGTTCTCCTTTTTTGCCTTCTATAATATTAAATTCTACCTCATCATCTTGTTCAAGATTTTTAAATCCTTCACCGTCTATTCCAGTGTGATGTACAAATACATCATTTCCTGATTCAGGAGTGATGAATCCGTAGCCTTTCTGACTATTAAACCATTTTACTATTCCTTTTACCATTGTCGCTTCTCCTTTTTTGTCTCCTGCCTGCCCCAGGGGTGTAATCCGTAAAACCTTCGCGTAAAACGGACTTCAGGGCAGGACTAGGAGCAATATTATTGTTCTTTTTTAATTTCTTTTCCATCTACTGCCTTAATCTCTCCTGATTCTATATAGAAACCGATTTCTCCTGATTCATCACAACACTCAAGCCATACTTGGTAATCTTTATCCTTGGCTTGATTTATAATCTCAGACAAATTGCTTTTATCTAACAATGATCCTTCCCTAATGAATATAACTTTAAGTTGTGGATTCAAAGCCATGCCTATTGCTGTTGATACTCTAATCTGCTGACCAGAAGATAACCTATCAAAGCGATCACCTTTATACATAACTGCATCGTCGGAAAGCGATAAATCTGGTATCGGAAATTGTGCATTGGCCACTTGAGTTGATTTATCTTGATCTAAACGAGCTAATTTTGCTGATAAGACATCTGATTCTTTCTTTAATTTATCCGCTGTCTTAATACTTTCTCTATAACGCTTGGCTGCTCGGATGTCTGCATTTTGTTTTTCGATGTCTTCTAGGGCTGACTCGGCTTCAATAATCTGAATCTCCGTAACCTCTGGTATCTGCTGTTGAGTGAGCCAAGCGCTCTTTTTTAATTCTCCATTTTCTACAAGCAAAGCCTCTATCTTTATGTTCAATTCATCTATCTTTGCCTTTATCTCTGCAATAACGTTTTCATTAGCAACTATATGTATTTCAATTTCCGCCTTCTGCCGTGCTATCGTTTCAAACGTCGACCTCTTCCGCCTCAACTCATTAATCTTCTCAAGCTCTGTTTTATATGATATTTCCTCGTCCGGTGTCTTAGGATCTGGCGCTTCTGTATTCTTAAGATGCGCTATACTTTCTTTGATTTTACAATTAAGAACAGTTCTCTCCCCATAAACAACATCTTTATCTTTATCAAGATCTGCAAAATCAAGGCCTGCTATCTTCTTTAAAAGCTCTATTCTGTCCATAGATTTCATATCCTTGAACCCCATAGGATCAAACGAAAGGGTACCAATCTTCTCATCGAGAAAAGTTTGAGGACTTGAATACTTAATTTTTTTGCCTTCTTCGTTTGTAGAATATACCTGGATGTTCTCGCCCTTGTCCGTCCACACTTTCTTTACGGTAAAGTCGCCCATATCTACTATTGTATCTGCCCTATCTTCACCATGTCTGATAACGTCCTTAAGTCGCTTCCCTGTCAAAGTTGAAAATATGGCATCAATAACCGCTGACTTTCCTGCTCCATTTTTACCAGTCAAAAATACTCCATTATCTCCAGGTGTAATTTCAATCGCTTTTAGATTTTTGATATTCCTACCAATAAATTTTACTATCTTCATCTTACTTTTCCTCCTTAATTAAACCGCAATGACCTGGTATTAAAGTCCACCCTTTGCTACTATCTCTTTTTTCATCTCTTGTCCACAACTGGCATTTTTCTTCTAAACATTCTACTTCTTCCAAGCGATAATCCATCCTTTCTCGATTATATTCATCTTGAAATGGATAACCACATAATTTACTTAGTCGTGGACAAGTCTTATTCATTGCTCTGTACTCCCTTCTCCTTCATTGCTATACCATACTATCTTCTTCTCTATATGCTCACAATGCTCGCACGTCATTGATGCCTTTGGTCTTTTACCTCTAAGACATTCGGCTGCTTTTCTTATTAATTCTTTTGCTCTTTCGCTGCTACAAGGAATTTTAAAAACGCTGATGCCAAATCGAGTAATCGTTTCATGATAATGAGATACCTTCTCTACATCTTTAAGTTTATGTATTTCAAGAGTATGCACATTTGTAGGATAAAAATAAACAAGGTATCCTATTTCTTTTATTTTATATCCTGTCGATAAAAGCATAAGGTTGTAACAATCAAGTTGCGTTTGATAATATTGTGAACCATCATCTTTTGGCTCTGAACCTTTAGTCTTATAGTCGAGTGGAATATAATATTCTGTCGGAGGAACTGTCGATAAATCTGCATAAACCACACAATCATCAATCGCCCCAATCAAAAGAATGTTGTTCACTTCGTCATTATACGTCATACCTGTTCGCCAAAACCGCCATCGTTTAAGTAAGGCTTGGTCTTTCATTAAAGCTCCTTCTACTCGGTCTTTAATTTCTGGTGGCATACTTCCTCTAAAATTATCAAAATGTTTCTTGATAACTAAATCCATTCCACCAGGAAGCGATGGAAATATCCCCCGAGGTTTTACAATCTTAAGCGTGTACGTATCATAGAAACATCTCGGGCAATCATTAAACATATTAAGTTTACTCGGACTAAGCTTTATCTGTTCCACTCTTTACTCCTTTCTTTACGTCCTGATGAGTTGCTGAATCTCCTGGTTTAAGATCTATAGGCACTTGTTCAAGATTCTTTACATCAGAAGCCACTTCTGTTTTATCAACAAAATCCTTCCATGTTGCCTGGCCATCAGAAATAGTTTTAAATATTATCTTAAGATCCGCAATTTCTTTTGGAGTTGTTGCATCGATTGAATGTCCTAAGTATTCCTCAAGATCAAGAGGTTTAATACCTAACTTTGCAAAAACATCAATCAATGTTTTTCTTGATCCATGTATATCGCTACTGACACCAGCCTCTATTGTTGTGCTTGTTATTTGCATGGCCTCATCGATAATATCTTGCGGAATAAGTCTGAGAGAAGCGTTGCGGATCTCTTTAGATATAAGCGCAGCCTCTTTGATAGTTACCTCATCACTTGTAGCCACCACAATAGAAATCTTCTCATTGTAACTATTTATCCTTTCGCTTATAACTTCTCGGCCAGCCGCATTCTTTCTTTCTACTGTCTTATCAACCGTAATCTGTTTGCTGTATGAGATATTTTTTTGAAGATCCACAACATTGACAAGCGTGATTCTTTTAAACGAATCTTCATAAATAGTAACGCATTGAATCTTAACATTACCCCATGTTCTAATCATCTCTTCCGCAAATCGAATTGAAGGCCCTTCAACAAAGTTTTGAACCCATTGATTGCCAACCTTCTTTTTGCCGACTGGCTTTTTATATTTTACTTTTTCTGCAAACCTGAGATTCCTGCAACTATCTACAATCTCAACCCTAGCTTGTTCTCTATTCCTAGGCATCTTAAGCGCCATAACAAAAGCTGATTCAATTTCTGCCCTGGCTGATGCTGATACTGCTATGGCTGCATGTTCTGCTCGTTGCGCCAACTCCGTTCCTGCAAACTTAGTTGATATTTTTGAGAGTTCCTTCGAGTTCTCCGATAACATCTTTGTTTGTTCTTCCATTATCTCTTCCTCCTTAATTTTCTGCCATCAAAAATTATTTCTGATAGCTTAATTAGTTTTCCTCTTTCAAATTTATGATGCACTATATCATTAACAAATGCCACAAGTTGACTTGGTCTATCATCATCTTTTTTCCCAAGATGATGGACGACCTCTTCTTTTTTTAAATACCTTCCTATCTGTTTTTCAACAACAAGCCGACTTCTTCTAACATATCCAGTTTGCCAACTGAATGGATGATCTGGCATGCAAACAAGGATATATCCTTTTTGGGTTTTAATTAATCCTCCTTTCCAATTCCTACTTCTCTCTCCTTTATCATAACATCTCAAATTGAGCTTATGTTCTTCTGTAAATTTTTTCCCTTTAAAATATCCTAGATGTCCTTTTTTAAATTCCGTTCTTGGATGATGTCCTTTTTTAAATGCCATTCTTTAGTCTCCTTTTAAACTTCCCTCAAGAGATTTAATAAAACTATCTGTTTGCTCTAAGGTTTGCTTAACTTCTTTTTTTGTAATTGTTAAAGGAATTATCCGTTTACCATTTACATAAGGGCATGTTGGATAAAATCCGCAAAACTTAGGGCTACATAATGGATCAATGGGATTCGCTGGGACAAAAGAACCTTTCTTAATAATTTCACAAGCAAGAGCGAATCGACTTACCGCTATTTTAAAATCTTCCTTTGTCCTTGTGGATTTATAAATGATTCCGTATGCGCTTCGCGTTTTAGTAGGTTTAATTAAATTATCCTGGATTACAAAATCAGGCATTATACCGTCTATGGTATATTTTGCCAAAGCATAGAAAGTATATTGTTCACTCAAATCTACAATTCTTTGTCCTCCATTTACTTTCATTGTTTTTGTATCTCTAATTTGATTTCCTTCGTCAATATCCATTTGTCCTGCAAGATCATAATCAAACTCTTTCGCTTTTAATACCCATTTTCTCTCTATGATTTTTGGATTTATCTTGTTAGCGATGTCGTAGTGATGAGCAATTATAAGTTCCCTTGCTTGATCTTGAGCAAAATCTTTTGTTTTTTTTAATCCTTGTGCAACCTCTTCTTCATTAAGAACAACTGGGGATTCTTGCCACTCTTTTATAAAATCGTCTTTACTATAATCTTGGATAGCTTCTTTAGTAAGAAGAGTCCCTTTATCTATTTTATGATTGAGATTCTTTGCAACAGTAGTATGAGTGGCAGTTCCAACAACAAGAGGAACAGTAGGAGGCTCTTTTTCTCCATCTAAAACGGCTCTTGAAAATTTATATCCGCACTTATATAATAATGCTAAATGGCTTTGATGGAGTTGTGGTTTTATTTTCTCTTGCGTGTCTTGCATTCTTTTATTCTCTTATCTTTTATAAAATATACTGCCTTTGTCGTGGCTACAATAATCTTTCTCTTAAATAAACACATACCTGTAATCATTTCTCCTTCATCAGTTATAGCGATTGTATGTACTCCTGTTCTTTTGTTATATCTATGGACTTCTCTCATTTTAATCCTTTCAATCGTCTGTACTTCAAAATATAGTTTATGGTTTCTTGTGGCAAAAGCAATCCCTTAACTACATAGTTAATCCCTGCATTATAGCAAATCAATACATTCTCTAGGGTAACAGGCTTCTTGAAGTATCTGAGCATTTGAGGAATACGTTTTTTGAGATACCAAGTACCAATCATTATATTGATTTTTGAAGTATAGAGTTCGTAACTTGCTATCGTTTTATGGAATAAATAACTATTCCATTCCTCCAAACATATTGGAGTTATCTGCATCAACCCGATAGCTCCACTACTCTTATTATAAGCATTAGGATTCCCACTACTCTCAATTTGAATGATTATATCTATATCAACCATTTCTTCAGCAAATGCCTCTGTTGTATATAAGATTGTTATAACCACAAATATTATTGCGAGTATTAAAACAATAGCTAAGAATACTTCCCATATTTGTTTAGCGCACTCATGTTCAATTTCATCGAAAAAACTCATGGTTTCACCTTTTCTGCTTTGGCGATAATTTCTCTTGCTGTTGAGATATGGTCTTGATTTAATCTTCCTTCTTCAAATGCTTTGATTATTGATTGTAGTTGTTCAAATATCTTAGTATTGATTTTTTTAGCAAATTCATCGCCATACTCAACCCAATCATCAACACTAACATCTCCTAACCAAGCATTAAAAGCATCTGGCATATCATCATCTGTACCAATATAATCCTCTGCGTGTTTTTCCATTAAGAAATCTTCAAATTTACTCATGGTTCACCCTCCAAATTAAATGAAGGGAAAGTCAGTCCGCTAGAGCTGTAAAAAAAGACCAGCGCTGTCTCTGGTCTTTTACCTTTCCCATTTTTAATTTGTAATCTAGCGGATTGGCAATTCATTATTTTTTTGTTTTATTATGATTATTTTTTCTGTTTACTGACATTTCAATAAACCTACAATTTGAAAATTCATAATCCTTATTGGAGTTTAAACGATCAATGGATGGTTTTTTCAATCTCCAACCTTTATCTCTTTCCCATAGTAATTTTAATTCTGTCTTAGAAAGCCTTACTTTTATTCCTTTACCACCATAATATTTATATTTTTTATCATTTGGATTACCACAACGCTGAGTAAGATTTTTCCATAAACAATTCAAGTATTTATTCTTCTTATATAAATTTAATATTTTTGCTTTATAGAAAATATCAAATCCATTTCTTTCCCAAACAGAAATAACCCCCCCAGAAACTTTTAATTCTTTACATAACTGAATTAAAGTCTTTCCATATTTTCTTTTGAACTTACTTCCGACTTTAATATATTTAAGCATAAATAAATTATAAGCTATAAATAATTATTTGTCAAGAAGAATTATTTTATATTTACATCTAATTTTTAGGCGAGTTTTCTCGTCGAGAAATTTTAAAGGATATTCTTTCCTGTAATAAAATCCACATTATTCTTTCCGCAATCTTTGGGAGTTGTCAAACCGCATCTGTTTTTCGACTTGCCTCGATATATGTACGGATTCAAAGAAGATATGCCGAAGTCTGCTTCACATACCGCTTCGCTACAAAAAAAGGAATCTCGGCTTTGCATTGGATTAAACCTTTTTGTCCAACTCTTGAATGTGAATTTGAAGACAAGAAACATTATAGCCCAACCATCGTACAGCTTTCCTATCTTCTTATGCATCCGGATCCTGGCGATTTCTATGCCATCAGCATATTCTTTATTGCTATCAAAAACATCTTTCTTTAATCTAACCGCCTTCAACTCATATTTCTTTTCGTTAAAGTAAACTTCAAGAGGGCGTTTAACTACGCCCTTGAATAAAGCCTCGATAACATAACCCTTACCATCTTCTTCATAATACTTACCAACATGGTTAAAATGCGATTCTGTAAGTTTACGGATAGATATAGAAATCCAAGACCAACCTTTCGTATGCACTAAAATATTATCGCCGTTTTTTAATAATTCAGGATGAAATCCTAACAAATGAGATCTATTTGCATCCCACCATCTTCCTGTCTCCCACCATTTTTTCTTATTGTTCATCCTTATCTCCATTTGCCATTTTGTTTATTTGCTCGTCAACTTCTAGTAAACCACCTGTAAGCTTCTTAACTCCTCTTTTAAGTAAATTAATCGCCATAATAATATCATTTATAGCGCCCTTCATATTGTGTATTACATCACTAATAGCTTTCCAAGAAGAAGTAAATCCTTTTATTTTGATTGATTCTGGTGTTTTTTTCATTTTGAAAGCAATATAGGTATTAGCTTGAAAACCATTCCTACCATCCCTGTCAATAAAATGCCTATTAAAAAATAATGAATTGCCCTATGGGTCTTTAAGGATTTAACATCATCCTTATACCCATTAAGATTATCTAATTTTCTACAGACTCGTTTCAATGTTTCAGTAGTCTTTACTTTGAAAGTTATATCGTCTTTTATTTCAGTTAATTCTAATGGAGTTAAGGTAATCTCGTCTGGCATTATTTTCTCCTCCTGATTAATGCAACGCTGATTGTGCCTATTACAGTTATTTTTGTTGCTGTTGTTCTATCATTATTTCTTCTTAATGTTTAATTGACTGATTACCATTATTCGTCTTGCTTCTACTGCTGATACGTATTCATCTGCTCCTATATCCCAAGTTCCTGTTCTAGTTTCTCCATCTATATCATCTGAAAATGGATAAACCCCATCAGCAACAAGAGATGTTCCATAATCTAACGCACCAGCATCCCCTGAGTCTAAATGAAAATCTGGGTCACCTACAAATGTAAAGGTTTGATTAATCCTATTTCCACCACCATCAGTAGTCCAATCCGAAGATTTATTTTCTTTTAAAGAACAATTTGTAGCTACTAAAGTAGCCCCAGCATAAACCAAAAAAGCGTCAGTATGGTCAATTAAAAAATTGGTGCAAAAATTTGTAGTGTTTGCTCTACAAATAAATCTTCCCCCTATAAAAGTGCAATTATATATATACACACTGCTACCAACCCCAGTATGGTCAATATAGGAACCACTAAGAAAAATACAATTTACGAATATTTGATTTCCAGCACCAGCACCATCTGAAAAAGAGTGAGTAATTAAACAATTTCTGAATACAGTATTTCCACCTGCTGAAGCCAGAGTGGTAGTAGAATCATTCTGTATTCCATTAACAAATACATTACCAAAATAGAATATTATTGTGCTGGCACTATCTAAACGATAATAAGATGTAGAATATACCCCTTTATGTCGTGCAGTAGGAGAAGTATAAATATTTATATAATCATCGGGAGTAGTAACATAATTATGTAATAATAATCTTGTTGTGTCGGCACTTGTCCATCCATTACCACCTAACTCAGTTCCGATTATTTCAACATCAAACCAACCATCTCCAGTTAAGTCTTGTTCATTGGCACCCGTGCAAGCTTCTAGTGTTGTATAATCCCCATTACCATCTTCTTCTACTGTCTTATATAAAAATTGAGCAGCAAAACAGTTGGTGGTTAAAAAACAAAATAAGATTGTGATTAAAAACTTCTTCATTGAGTTTTTATAGTTATATTTGATATAAAAGTATTCTTCTGCAACTTATTCACACTTATACTACTTTGAGATAATTGTTTAGCATTATCTACCACAATTTTAGGTATTTGGTGTTTTCTATGTTTAAGTATAATAGAATTTTCTGGGTCTGTATTATCTTCTAAACTTTCTTCATATTTTTTGGCATCCTCAATCTTCAAATCGGGTATTTTGATTACTATATAATTAGGTAAACATTCTTCCTTACCCCATTTCCAACCATCGGGTTTAACTACAATAATATCTCCTATTTGAGAACGAGCTTCATAAGATTGTTTATCCCTAAAAGTTAATTTATCAATATCTTCCTGTTTAAAATCATCCATCCAATGTGGTTTGGCTTTAACAAGAAGTTCTGCTCCAAAGCAAGAAGAAGAAATTAAACAAAACAATATAGTTAAAATTATCTTTTTAATCATCAATCGTATATTCTACCATTAAACTTAATTCTGTCGCTGTGGCTACTGCTGATATATCTAAATCTATGTCCTCTGTCCTTGCTGTTATATTATCATAATCTGTATTTATGGTATCAACATCGCAACCAGAGGCACAGGAAGTCTGTCCGCCCGTATCGCAGACCAATTCCGCAGACAAAATATTATTATCAGAACCATCTTCTAAATTTAATTCTACTGTTCCCGCATCTGTTATACACTTTACAAATGTAATGGTGATGTCATTCGCAAAACCGCAAAGTAAATTATTCATCGCTTCAACGGCTGGAGTTTCAATCCAAGCTTTTACATCATCGGTATAGAGTTCTGCATCAGCAGCTAAAGTAGCTCCCCCTATTGTTAAAGACCTTCCCTCTAAATCTGTAACTGCTGTGGCATCTGTAACAATAATCCCTGCTAGACCATCCAGTCTATCTAATTCGGCTACTGTGATAGTTTTAGGTGTAGAAGTTGTTATACTCGTTGTAATACCTAAATCGTTTATTGCAGATACGTCTAAACTTCCATCAGCTATTACTGCCTTATTAGCTGCTACTGTACCATTCGTAATACCATCAAGTTTTTCTAAGTCTGTTTCGTTTAAGTCTGCTCCGCCTATAATAAAAGAACCTGTTGCTGTTATGGTACTTGAAGTCGCTAATGCTCCTGCTTCTGTAAGGCTCGCTATTTCAGCACTTGCTCCATCTGTAAATGAATATTTATTAGAACCATTATTATCAGCGTCTATCTCAAAAACCATATCGTCATTATCGGCTAAAATACCTGCTAATGTTGCACCTGTTAAAACAGGATTTGTATTAAATACAGCTAAAGGTGTGCCAGAAGCCGAGCCTGTCTCATCAGATAATAAACCAAAAAGATTTGCAGAGCTAAAAACATTTAAATCATCTGCTATATCCAATTTAGTCAAAGTTAAAATTTGTCCGCTAAGCGTAAGATAATCAGGAGTTCCTGCAAGTGAAACTGGGTCGTGAGATGAACCACCGCCACCTGTTACTACTGTCGGCTGAGTACCTCTTAAATCAACTGTTGAGATAAGTTCTAAATCACTTCCTGAATTAGTCCATTTCATCGTCAACCTAGCAAGCAAATGTCCTGTGTTGCTATCTATAACAAATTCTCTGGGTAAAGAGTAAACATCACAGCCTAAGGAATCCAACTCTGCCCCTGATTGTGTAGAATAAGAACAAGTAGGAAGATTTACCATTAACGGAGCGTATTCGCTTGTCTTATTTCCAACCATCCATAAAACTAAATTATAATATCTTGCAGGATTAACATTCATAGGGTCGCCATCCGCATCTACTAAAAAATCATATAAGTCGTGTCCATCCTCATAAGCTGCAACTGAGCTATTAACCACGTGAAAATCATCATTACCTGGAGAGGTATCTTTAGCAAGAATAGCTTGTCTATGAAATTGATATAATACACCTGCCGAAGTTTCCAAATAAACAGTATCAGGCGCAGCATCAGTTCTTGTAACATAAGTTCCGCCATCTCCATTTCCACTTAATCCGCTAAAATATCCATCTGCGCCACCCAATCTTATACGTTCTCCGAGATGCGCTAAATGCCCCTGGTCATTTCCATTAACTAAATGATCATTCCAGTTTTGATTTATATAAATTCCATCTGCCTGAGCATAAGCAGCAGTAGGTACAAAGAAAAACCCAACTCTGATATGTTCTACATTTGTAGGAAATTCAGTTGTTGATTTTACTAATGTAGCAGGAGCAGATTCTAATACATAGATAAAATTCTTTTGAGGAGCAGCATCACTAGCACCTACTGTAAGGGCAATAGTAGAGCCACCTGTAAATACGCTATTACCACTTGAAAATTGAGAAGTTAGATTGCCACCTGCAGGATTAGTTACAGTTAAAGTTACAACTGTTCCATTTGAAGTTACTAAGGCATTAAATGATTCTGCAAAAGTACCATTATAAAAATCTCCCTTAGTAGATGAAACTGCGCCAGAAGATACAGAGAAATCCCTTGCGGTAAAAGAAGCCACCCCCTTATTAGAATCAGAGGCATCTTCGCCTGAAACAACAATATTTCCATTAGCACCACCATCAGCTATATCTATTGCTTCACCCTCAGTTAATACTCTTTCATCAGAAAGGTCTCCATCTAGGCTAAGGACAACGTATTCTGCATCTGTGGGAGCGCCTCCAGCACCTTCTGTAGCAACCTCTTCTATAGCAGCTTGAACATCAGTCGCAGTTATCGTTCCAGCAGGTGTAAAACTAATCCTCTTGGCTTTTGGATCCGCAGCATAACTATTTGTATTGATAAAACAAAAGTTTAATACTATTAAATATGCAAATAACACTCTTAAAATATTTTTCATAGTTAGTCCTAGGTTTTGATGTATTTCCCCCACAAGATTTCGTCTGAATCGGGAGCAGACACTACCGTAACAATACCCGAGCTAGGCGTTGTTTCTGTAAAGTCCACTCCCCCTGGTTGTAAAGTAAGCTTGTCCCTAAATAATTGCATCGTTCCTGATACATAGGCATTGGCAAAAGTAAATATTACTTGCGCCCCATCTGTAGCAGGAGTTGGAATTTCAAAAGTTACAATATCTCCTATTTGCACAAAGGTCGATACTGGCTCATATCGCAAAGTGGTAGCGTTCCATTTTAACACTTCTCCATTAGAAGGGGCTTCCCCACTAACATCGGCAAAGCTTTTTATAGTTCTCCACCATCCGCTCCAACCCATTATTTACTCCTTAGTTGATTTAATACCTCTATTTTTTCCATAGTCTCTTTTTGTCTTATAGCTAAGAGTTGTCCTTTTGCATCAATAGTTTTATCCTTATCATCTAACTCTTTATTGGATTGTTCAAGCACAGAAAATTGATGCTTTAAATTTTTTTCTCTTTTTTCAAGATCTTCTTTATTCAATGCTACTTCATCGATGTCTGTTTTGTTTTGCTCTTCAATTCTTTTTGCTTCGCAAAGTTTTTTATCTGCTTCATCTAGTATGCTCTGATTAGTTTCCTTTTGAGTATTTATTTCCTGTCTATCATTAGTTATAACCTTTAACTGCTGGTTTATATTATTTTGCCTGTTCATCAAAGTTTCTTCAAGACGATTTAATATTAGCTCACGTTGGTTTTGGGAATTTTCCTTGTTGTCTAATTCAACTTTTTTAGCATTGAGGGATGCTTGCAATATTAGGACTTGACTTTTAATCTTCCCTGCCTCATCTATTAGAGATTGTGCCTCTTCTTCCTTCTGGCTGATTTCCCTTAAACTAGCCTCTCTCTTAGTCTCAAAATCATTTATTTCTTGCTTTAAATGCTCTGCCTGGGTATTCGTTTCTTTAAATTGATTTTCACTTTCCTTTTTAATTCTATTTACATAATCCTCTGCTTCTATTTTTGTCTTATCAGCAAGCTCAATCATCTCTTTGACCTTGGTTTCTGCTTCAAGGATTATCTTATCTGCTTTACTCTTTGCCTCAAGTAAAGGAATATTAATATCTCGAACAATTTGAATTTTCTGTTTATTCAAAAGCTCGATTTCTTCCTTGAGTTTTACCAATATTATTTTTTCTTTAACCTCAATCATAAGCTCCTCATTATTGTGTGAATTTTTTTTGAAGCGAAATCCAGATATTTATTACTGTATCGGTAACCGAAGCCGTCTGCTCTGTTATCTTGAATCTGACATATAATAAAGGTAAAGGAGTAAATCCTGCGTGTTGTATTGTCTTGCTGGTTAGCGCAGATTCAATATCGGCTATTCCTTGAGGAACAGCAAAATTTGAATCTGCTGCATTTCCCGTAGCAGGAGCCACCCTGCCTTGCTCCATTTCTATTTTAAGACCAGGGGTTCCCGTACAGGCGACAAGATAACTTAATGCAAAAGTATCGGTATCTCCAAATTTATATGCATCAGTATAAACCGTTGTACTCTTAGGAACAGAAATATCCTCGCTTTCAGCTAAAGTTATAGCAAACGACTTAGGCTCGTTCATTAACAACCTCCCTTGTTATTCTCTTCCTACAATATAAACTTCTACATCCAATAAATCATCCGCATCGGTATTAGTAGCCACTACATTAACTCTTACATAAGGAACGCATATATCTTTATCAAACCAAAAATAGAAACTTCCATCAGAAGAAATAGTCTCCGTAGTTTGCAGCGTTGCCCCACCTGCATAATCATAAAAATTAGCGTCAAGGTAGGTAGTCCCGTCAAAAGAAATATCAATAGTTATGGCGGCAGAAATTGACAATCCGACCTCTGTTTCGGCGTAATCTACAAGAAATGCCACCTTGTCGTAACCCTGGATATATGTTGCGGTGGAATCCGCATCAGTAGTTACTGCATTAAATGTCTCGTCCATTATTTCGGTTACTTTAAGAATCCTTGCTGCCTCCGCTGTTCCGACCATTACAAATAAAGCTAATAATGCTAATATTAAAAATCTCTTCATAGTCCCCTCCTCCTTATGTATAAACTTCTTTTGGTTTTTCAAAATCTACATTAATATAACCACCACACTGGGCAGGGTTAAGTTCATCGTGAGTACAGCTATGGTATCGAGTTTTCCTATGGCAAAGTATTTTCTCATCACCCTTTGGCTTATACGCCTTGTTCTTTTTTTCCTCAATAAGATTCAAAATATCTATAGCATCTTTCTTGTTATCAAATGATATGTCGATTTCTAATCTATGTTTAGCCATTATTCCCCCTTAATTATTTTCTAACATAAATTCCGACCAAAGTAATCTTCTAAAAGATTCTGCTTCCCCACTCATTAAATCTAAAATTCCTTTGATGGTTCTTCGTGGTTGTGCGTATGGCATTTGAAGCCATACAGCCAATATAAAAGATGCTTTCTCCATCGCCTTCATATATTCTTCATTCTCAATATTTGATTTCATAAATTTAAGATTATTCATAATAGAACTTGCAGGACTTATTGATGGCTCATAACCCCTTAAATAAGCCATGCTCATATTACCAATTATAGGTATAGAGGCAATCGTTGAACCAAATATAGCATCGAAGAAATCATCGGGATCTTGAGGTAGTCTCCCATGAGACATAATATATATCAGGGTAGAAGAAACAATTATAGAAGCTATCCCCATGGTTGCTCTTGCATATTGTCCCTTGCTTATCTCTCTCGGCAAATCAGCTCTTGTCATATTCCATATCTGATTAAGCTGGTTAGTAAACATCAATCCCAATCTTAAAAACTCGCTATTAGTTCGATAAAGTGCTGGTAAATCCTTAACTCCACCTTGAGGTTGTGTCTCTATAACTGCCTTATGAGCTATATTTTTTGCTTCAACTATAGATTTTGTCTTTGACTGATGCCTATATACAGCATCATAAACAGATAAAACAGCATATTTATCCATCTGCATTATCATAGCAAATGCTTTTTTATCTATCGCTTTAGAAGCAACAAGCAAAGCTCTCTTAATATCACTTTCGGGTAATGCTTCTATAGTCTTTAACAAATCTTTAAAATCTCTTGATACAACCCTATTTTTTAGTGATGGATCTAACTCGTATATTTTATCTCTATTTTCTTTAAACAACATCCTTTCCATGCTTATAGCCATATCCTGTGGAGTAGTATATTTTAAAGCCAATGCAAGCGAAGGAAACTGTTTGCCTGCGGTAACTACGTTAAAACCTAAATATGCTTTTGATAAACCTAACCTAACAGGTTTTATAACTCTATTGACATATCTTTCTATCCAATTCGCCCCTTGAAACATCTTGGCAGGATTAACATTAACATCCAAATAATCATTTAACCATTTCCAAGATGCTTGTCCATGATTATATTTGACGGCATCTTGTAAATCTGGATCATCTAAAATCTTATTAAATGCTTTCTGTAATGGTGCATAAGCAATAAGATGTTCCTGGCTTTCAATTATCTTTATAGCATCTCCCATAAAATCAAGGCTTATCTCTGATTGATATTTTTCATCTAATTCTTTACGGGAATAAGTATTCTTTTTGTCTGCGGAAGTATAAGTAAATCCTGCACCTTTCCTAATTATCTGTTCGTTTATCATCTCTGTTTCAATATCAAGATTTAACTCTTCCTGAGAAATACCACCCTTACCTATTCTCTTTATGGGAAAATAAACCTCAACTCTTTCCATCTCTACATTGAAATAAGTCTCTACAGTCTGAGCATATTCATCCGTTCTTTCAGAAACAATCTTTTGAACTTCATCGGCAAATTTAATATAATCAGGATAATCAGCCTTTACAGAATCAATAAAAGCAGTAATTTCTACATCAGTAAGATTATTCCCAAACTTTAAAGCATCGTAAGATTTTTTATCCTTAGTAGCTAAATACATTCTTAATATATTATTGACTTGATAAGATTTTCCATCTATCTCAATCAATCTGCCTAAGTTAAAAAAAGTAACCTTGTTATCTTCCATAGCCTGTTCTATTTTCTTCTTACGCAACCAAGAATATACTCCTCTTTGCATATCAGCATTGTCAATGCTATCATAAATTAAGTCTTCTCCAATATCTCCAAACAATCTTCTAATCATTCGTAAAGGTCTTAGGGTAATAATATCGGCAACTTTCAATAAAGGAGATCTCTTAGCTCTACGCTCTTCCAATGAACCCTTAGAAAACATCCCTGCCTTAGTTCCACCAGCTTGTTTAATTAAAGCAGCTCTTAATATCTCAGAAGCTACCTTGCGCTGTTCTTTTTTAGTTGTAAATACTTTTTTGCCAGTTTCTTTTAATTCAGCCAAAGTATCCGCTAACTCAACTAATTCATTAACAGACATAGCATTTAGGGCCTTCTTGCGAACTTGTTTTTTATCTCCTAGCTTATTAAGAATATCATTTATCTTTTTTTGATATGTAACATCAATAATATTCTCTGGCTTCTTGGGTTGTTTGAGGATTTTTTTGACAAGCCCTCTCTTTTCAGCGGCTTCTTCCAATCTTTCAATACGTTCTTCAATAACTGGTAATGCTTTAGAGAGTTGATCGGCTGTCTGTATGTTTTTAATTGCTTTAATAAATTTAGCTTTATCTTTAGCATCAAGACCAGATGCTTTTAAAAGATTTATCAATTCGGTTTGGATGCTTTTAACTTCTTTTTTCTGAACAAACTTTCCAGCTCGGATACCTCTATCTATATCTTTAATACGTTGTTTAAGAATAGTAGTCTCTTTTTTAGTAACTAACTGAGCTTTATTCTCTTGGATGGTCTCTTTAAGTTCTTTCCTAGTTGATTCTAAATTTTGCAAATATTCTTTTAAAGCAACTTCATCGGTTAATTCAACTCCTTGTTCTCTCAACTCTTCTAATACTTCATCTGGAGTAATAGCTTTTGGATCTGTAGAAATATAATACTTCGGGATGCCAGTCAACTCTTCTTTAAGAAACTCATCTTTATATTTTTTAATTCTACCCTTGAATTGTTCACGCTTTGTCTCTATATCCTCAAGCGCAAATTCAGCCACAAAGATACGCTTCTCACGGTCTTCCATATCTTCAATCTGCTTAATAAGGATAGTCTTTCCAGATACGTCTTTTTTAATAGTCTTTGGAGTTACTTTAGGCTTTTGCACTTCTTTAACATTAGCCTCTACTATTTGTTGGGCTTTTTTCTGTTCAGGAGTTATTTCAGGTTTAAGTTGTGCTTGTTTCCAAATATCGGTGAGTTGTTGTTTGGTTTTAATTTGAGATTTATCTAATACTATCGTAGTAACGCCTTTAATAGCATTTTCTACATCATTGAACACAATAGCGTCATATCCCATTTTTTTAAGTTTAGGTAATAATTTAAAACGAGATATTAAATCTTCCAAAGGTTTATAAAAACTATCTGTTGGTTTATATTCATCATAATAACTATTTCGCACCATATTTCCCAATTCCCATTTATTAACTTTTTTATCAATAGGAAGCATATTTACCAAATCATCAAAACTTTTTATGTTGGTCAAATCTAAAGGTTTTGTAATATTGAGAGAAGTTTCTATAATATTTTTACCAAACTCACTTGCCAACTCTTTTGAAGTTGTAAAATAAATCCCAAAAGTTTCGCTTGGGGTTCCTAATACTTCTTGAGCTAATTCTTCTGGCATTTCTTTTGGAGTTAAAAATTCTTTAAATTTAGAAGGAGTCCCGTGATAAAACTTCTCTTGGCTTGCCACAAACTCCTCCGCAGTTTTATACTTTTTAGCTTCTTCTATAAGTGGCTCTATGATGCCCTCTTTCCCCTTAGGAATTGGCTCAGGTGCGACTTTTATGGGTTCAATTAACCCCTTATCCACAAATTCCTGATATACCCTATTTAGCTCTGTAAGCTCATCTATGGACAAATCCTGTCCAGAAGCGGCTTTTACAACAACTTCAGCCCTTAATTTACCTGCTTCAAAGGTTTGACCTAATTTAACTGACATCTGATCTTTTTCATTTTCAGAAAGATTATTAATTATCTTATCAATATCCTCTTGTGATCTTCTTTTTCCTCTAAGATGATTATTAAGAACCTGTGAAGAAGCACCCATGCCACCATACATAGCAAATGCTCCAAGTTCTACTGAAGCCTGATCCCATCCAGGGAATACAGCCTCTTGCAGTTTATCTAACATAGAAATTTCTCTTTCGTCTAATCCCGTTACTGCTCTTAACAAAGCTCCAAATCTTTCTTCTCCGTATTCTTCTATGAGTCCATCCCAACCACCCTTAGACATTAATTCAAATATTCTTCCTTTAGGTATTTTTTTAGCTATCCCTTCGGCTATTTTTGAAAATACCTCTTTTGTCGCTTCTGGCATACGATTCAACATTCCTCTTGTGGCAACTTTCCCTATAGGTTTGAATAATTGACCTCCCATAGTTTCACTGTAAAACTCCACAAAAGTATCTCCGTATGCTTTCATAAAAGCAACCACGGGGGTTTCTGCTGAATCCTCTATAAGTTGAATACCTTTATCGGTAATAGCAAGATGTTCGTTTAAACTTTTTTGAGCATAATTAGAAACATATCTATGGGGTAAAACTGTAGTCCTAGCTAATCCTACAACAGCTTCTCTTCCTAAAACTTCAACTCCTTTTCGTAACAAGCTTTTCTTAGCAACTTCTCCTGCTACTTTAACTCCTGCTTTCTGGATCCCTGTTCTAATAGCAGTAGCCAGTCCGCCAGTCAAAGCCATTTCCATAGCGAAAGTAGGGATATTAGCAACAATACGATAGACATTCTTTCCCCAAGTAGATCCTCTCACCCTTACTTCTTCCTGCCTTAACATTACATCTCTCAAGACTTCCATATCATTTTCTTTACTTCCTTTATCTTCGTAATCATCATCTCTTAATCTATTTACAAGTCCCCAGAGAGAACCCGAACCTGCAACTTGTCCATAATAAATATCACTACCTTTTGTTTTAGCAGCATATTCCCACCAACCTTCAGTGCCTTGTTTAGACCATTCATATCTTTGCTCTGGGGTAGAAAGCATAAATTCACCTTCTCCAGCCTGAAAAGTTTTTAAACTAACGGTATCATCCTCTAAGATAGGCTCAGGACTTCGTTTTTCTTCTATAGGAATTAATCCAGATTTCTCTTGTATTTCTATTAATGGCATTTTATTTAGGGTTTATCCACATATAGCGTTTACCTTTTATAATAACTTCTGTATTGTCTGGTAAATTAGCAGCTTTAACTTCTGCCTCATTTGCAAAAGTCGGAGCTTCTCCTTCGGTATCTAAAATCGTATCTCTCTGATTAAAAATAGATTGCCTGTTTTTCTCCATTATATTATCAGCTATTTTTGATGCTACTTCTTTGCCTTCTTTTGTTCTTAATTTTTTATCTCCAACTTCATAGAAAAATTCCCTTACCGCTCTATAGGTGTCCTCTAAGGGCAAGACTTTTTCAAAATAGTCATTCGCATCCCTAGAGTCCCATTGCCTCCATTCATCTTTTGTGGCTATTACTTCTGTCGCTTGAGAAGTGGTATCACTAAATATTTTAGTAATCAATTTATCGTAAGTCTCTTGAGTCAGCAACCCCTTAGATTTTAAGTCATTAATCTCTATTTCTACATTATGAATAGCTTTCAGGTATTCTTTTGCGTCTTTCTTTTTCCTTTTTTTAGGAACTCCTGTCCCTGTATATCTTTTACTAATATCTGTAATCTTTAAAATAGTTTCAGATTCAAACCTATCTACATTTCCTTGGTCAATCCCGCCAGTATAAAGGATGGCTTTTCTCTTTGCATCAGCCCATGTTGGATTATAAATACCCGCAGCTTTCCCGTTATCCAATATATTTAACGCTTCTGAAACAGATACTTGGTTAAGATTATTTTCAAATTTCATCTGTGCAATAGATTGATTTTCTAAATATTTTACATCTGCTTTTTCTATATTTACCTTTAGAATCTTTTTTATATCTTCTTGTATACTGCGGTAGCTTTCTGTTGATATTTTATCTTTAGCACTATCTAATAATGATTGGGCTATCTCCAAATTTCCCGTACTTTCTAAGGTAGATATAACCGATGACTTAACTGTTGTCGAAGCTATTTCTTCATTCTTTAATTTCAATGAAACCTCATCAAATTTAGAATAATAAGGGGTAGCCTTTTCAATATTTTCATCTATAGCCTTATTTAAAGATTCTCCATCTCTTATCGTAGAGGCATCCAATATACTCTGCTCTATATTGGAATCCGTGGCTTGTTTAAAATCTTCGTCTAATTGGTTCGCTTCGTGGGTTATTACATTATTCCTGGAAGAAAGATAATAACTATCCATGGCTGGAGAAAGTTTACTTATCTGGTATTCTGACAATCCACCCAAATATTGATTCCTTAGCTGAGTAGAATAAATCTCGTCAAAGTCTTGGGTTGCCCCTTTGGCTTGACCTAATTGCCTAAGAAGTAATCCCTTAGTCCTCTCTATTTCCTGACCATCAATAGTCTTGGTTTCGGTTTCATTATTGAACAATCTATCTTGAACATCTTTCCTATATGCGGTTTCACGACGGAGGATTTCTTTGTCCTGCTCATCAATGATCACTCTCTTAAGATGCTCGGCTATCTGCCCACCGACTTTTCCTAAGCTCTCAGTAGCCTTTCCTATATCTGCGCCAAAAGCCGCAGGAATAACATTTGGAAAATCTACACTAGGTTGCCTCGGAGCGCTTATTTGAGGAACTTCTGTCCTTACTTGTTCTTGATATTGAGGAACTTTTAATGCCATGATTTATCCTTTTTAAAATTGTATTAAATTTTGACTACCTGCTCTTGGCGTCAGGCTAGTCCCGCCACCACCACCAGGAACCCTTAAAGCACTAAATCCAGCTACCGTTGCTGCCGTTGATAGCAAAGTAGTACCCGCTTTAATCCTTGCAGCTCTTCTTGCATTTTTAGCAGCAACTTCATATTGAGAAGCTTCAGATCTTAAACCAAATGCTCTAAATTTAGCTTCTTCTCCTACCGTATAAATATCTCTTTTTGCTGCTTCGCTTAATTCATAGCTTCTTATATTAGCATTATACCTTATGGCTAGTTGATCCATAATTGACTTATTTGAAGTATCAATAGTTATATCTGTAGCTGTAACTCCACCAATACCTAATGCCCCAATAGCTGCTCTTTGAGAACCTGACAATACAGCTACTTCCCTGGCTAATCGTTTTGATTCTTGAGCTGCCCCTGTCTGAACAGCTGAAATATTAATACCAGCAGTTTGTTCAATTAATCTTTTTTGCTGTTCTGCATATTGTGTTACAACATTAGCTTGTTGTTGTTTAAGAGAGGCTTGATACTTATAAGCTCCAGCAGCAGCCTCACCTTGTTGAAGCTGACCAGCGATTTGAAATCCTCCTGCAACAATGGCGGTTGTAACTCCAATAGTAATAGGATCACACATAATTATCTCCTAAATTCAAAATATTGAAAAGGTTGCTGTTCTACTCCGTAAATAACTACTGGCCCTAACTTAGCCCCACACCATTTAAGCCACTTGATTGATTGTTTGTTTTCTACGTCAACAAAATTAAAAAGCAAAGGATAATAGCCAAGCATTAAATCAATGAAGTGCCTTGAATGTTTTATAAATGTTTTTTGAATTTCATTTAACCTGGGAGAAGCAAGCAACCAAATAAAAGCATTATTGCTTAGAAACATCTCGGGGACTATCCCGAACATAGCTATCGGAGATTCTTTATACTCAACTGTTGAACAAAACACCGATTCAGTATGCCCACTTAATAGGGCTTCTTCTGGAGTCCTATGGTGAGATTTCCATATCTCCTTCTTATCGGCTTCTCTCATATTCTTAGCTAATTCAAATACATCCTCTATATTAGAATCCCTAACTAATGCCAGTCTAGTTTTATAATAACATTCTACCTTTATCATATCTTTTGACTTTGACCTCCGACTGTTACAACAGGAATCAAGGTTGTTATCGTTATAGGTAGTGGATCGGACTGCCTGATAAACATTTTTGCATTACTCGAAAAACCACCGCCTAAAGTAGCAGGAATATCACCCGAGTAAAGAGAATCCAAATCATACCCGCTAATAGCGGCATAATTCAAAGACTTTAGATCACTTGAACTTACGCCTATATTTCCACCTTGAGAATTTATTACCCTAAGCATAACCTTAGAAATCTTTGATTTTCTACTTTGGATCGTTCCCTCTTCCGTCGTCATATCAACATTTAAACTTTCAAAATCCGCATTATAAGGCAAACCCACCTGGACTACGAAAGCTTCTGCGTCTAAAGTAATCTGTCCATTGGCTACGACTTGTCGATCCTGAACAACCCCATCCGCCAGAATAGCCACGGTTTTACCGTTAAGATGTTCTAAACCCGTTATTGTATCTGTAGCTATAATAGAGTCATAGGTATAGCCCGAATCAACAAAAAATTGATCCTCTAGGTCAGTCGAGGCATTTCTGTCTTGCATTATTTCTATATGCCTTATCCCTGCCCTATTTACAACTACCCATACTTCATCATAGTTATCGCCTCTGATTACAGAAACCGATTCAAACAAATCATCCCCATCATTAGTATCATGCCAAGTCCAAGCTAAAACTTCCTGATCTTTCATATAGGTCATTGACAATAGTTTGCCATCATCCCTCACAGCCCATAAAATTCTATCAGGATTCTGCTGATAATCCATCTCCGTAATTTTATAATTTGTAAATAAATGATTAGAATAAGGAGTTAAATCATCTCCTATAAAACTATCAGAATATAAATCAAAGCCTAAATCTCTAACAATAGAACCTGTTGATTGAACATAGATTGCCCTGTTTCCGATTATTACAGGTCTTGTGCCGTAAGAACCTTCCCAACCATGAATCCTATTTTGTATTGTAGTAGGAGATATTGCTCCAGAGATAGAACGTACGCTACACTCATTAGAAAGCGTAAGCATAATCATCTCAGTAAAAGATACTATCCCATTGATACCATTTACTTTCCTGGACGGCAAAGGAGAAGAAATCCCGTCAGAAGCAACCAACGGAGAACTCCTCAAAAAGCTAGTATAATTTCCTGTTTCTGTCATCCAATACGTTTGTGGTTCAGTATATGTATTAGCGAACACCAACCTATCATCTGGATGAAACTCAACCGTCGAAGGCCATCCCCTTAACGGAGACCAAGAACCCTCCGCCCAATCCGCTGTGGCATCTGTGGATCCTAAGTTTCTCTTAACAGTAGCGGTAGCGGTAATTCCGTTTGCAGCTACAGCAGTAATCTTGGCTATTCCTATATGAGTATAAGGATCTGAAGATAAATTAACACTACAAGTTCCACTACCAAATACCGTGCAATTTATTCGTATTTGAAAAGGCTCCGCATGGTTAGACATATCTTCTGTGCCAAAAGTATCAACATTAAAATCATCTGCGGAAGAAAACTCTCTAAGCATAGTCCAGTTTGAACCACCATCTATAGACTTTTCTATTCTTATGGTTGCAGTCCAAGTACCATGGGTAATCAAACGCCATGTCCCTCCACAGGTTATTGCACTTTCCGCACCCGTACCTGTTATATCAGCAGAGTCAGCTTGGCCTTCTATAAAATGTCTCAACTCATACAAAGCCCCTACTGAATCGCTATAATCAAAAAGAAAACTTGCCGCTGTCAATGTTACTGATCCTGTGAGAGCAGAGGCGGCTATGGTATCTGCTGCGTCTATATTGCCCAACTGAAATGGGCCTCCCTGATAATCGTAAGCCACTATCTGCCAACTCGTAGCAGAGAGTCTTTCTAACTGCATAGGAGCATGATCTGGATGAGTAATATACAACACATCGGCAGACTGGGTAAAATTAAGGTTTGGCAATTCGGCTTCTAGATAAGGAGTGGCAACTTCTATGGGTTGAAGTGATGTAGCGTAAGCACTCGTAGGAGGAGAAAAATTTTCTGTCCATCTGGCTATGCCTTTTGAAACTCTTACTTCATCTATCCAACCATTAACATAATCCTGTGGAACGCCTAAAGCACCTATATATAATGTTCCAGTGAAGTCAGTAAGAGTAGCAGAATAAGAACCATCCGTGAGAGTTAAATCCTGAGAAATTCCATTTATAAATATATACCAAATATTACCATTTCTAACTATTGCTATATGATACCAAGTATCTACCGATGGTGTCCAAGTGCATCTAAAACTTACATCTGATACTCCACCATTATTTGAGTGGAAAGTTAATAAATGATTTGCGTTATCATAATTTATATCCCAACCGTGAGTAGCATCTTCAAATTGGTCTATAAAACGACAATCCTGCAAACCGTTGAATCTACCCCAAAAATCAATAGTAAGATCACCCGCCCCGAAATTCCAATCATTTGAATCTGGAAGCGTAACATAATCAGAATCACCATCTAAATGCAAGCTCGCCCCGCCGAACTTAGATTGAGCGGTATCTAGTTCGGCTGTTCCTACAAAAGTATAAGCTCCTGCTATTGGATCGGTATAAGCTGTAGCCCCATCAGAGCCATCAAAATGACTGGCGGTTTTGATAAAATCGTCCCAACCGTCTGCGCCGACTACCTGTCCACCATTAGCAAATATCCTAAAATATTTATTGCCAAATTCAAGATTATAAGTCTGAGTCGTAGAGAACTCAAAGGGGATAAGCCTAACTGCCTTTCCGCTGTATTTACTAGTTGCTATATACTTAAACCCTGGTCTATTTGATATACCCCCATGCCTATGAACTATAAAGTTTCTAAGCTTTCTAGCCCCTATTGAATATTTAGCTAGGTCTACTCGAGAGTATAACGCAGGAGCAAGTTCTCCTCCAGCAAATGAAGTTTTGATTCCAATTACAGGTTTTGGCATTTATGCCTCGTCTAATATGCTTTGTTTATCTTTCCCATCTTTAACTATTTCACCTTTCTTTAATTCCAGCGAAACTCTTTTGGCGTATCTTGTATCTTCCATCCCGCTTATCCTACCCTTTGCCACAAAAGAAATATTATCGTCGACTTCTAATTTTAATCCTTCAATAAAGTCTAAGGGCAAATTAATCTCAGGGTAAATTATTCTGTTCTTCTCTGATTGAACTGTCCCAGGACTATCATACAACTGACTTGACTTCTTGCCTAAATCCTTCATTGCCATGGTTCTCCTCCTTATCCTCTTGAATCCGCTATATATGATTTTTGGTTAGCAGTATTTTTTTCTTTACTCTCCATGCTGCTTTGTCTCTGCGCCTCACTTATCAATGTATTAAAAATGGCTATCTCTTTAGCCTGAGTGCCTTCGTCGGCATTAAGTGGAATAGCAATATTAGAAGCCAATATATGAGAGAATGTTTGTATAAAATGAGAATCGAATTGTGTGGTATCAATAATATAATGAGTGTATTCCGCATAGGCATCTTCAAGGTTTGTAACTATCACCTGTTCGTCCTCACTCGCATCATACATTATCTTGAAATCATAACCTATATTAAGTTCGATTGCTTCCCCGTCAAAAATCTTCCTTATCGCAAGACAATCAGCAGGATAGTCGTACGCATAATCATATACTAACGGAGTATATGTAGCTTCGACCAAAGCGAGATGCACCTTAGCAAAAGACCAGTTAAATCCCCTCAACGCTGCCTTTAAAGATGGTACCCATTGTCGATTTAGTGCTTCAGCTTGAATCGTACTATCTGCATCAAGTTGAGCCTGGGTTACTTTAGTTTGTGCAATATGATCTAACGCCAAATTACCGATAATAAGGTTGACTACACTCTCCATGATACCTCTCCTTTTATTTTTTGCGTGGTATAAGCCAAAAAAGCTAATAGCATAAATACGCAATGGATCTGTCTTGTAGGAAAATATATAGCCATATTAAGAGATATTATTAATAGAGAAAATAAAATAAACCAATCTTTCCTCCACAACTTTATAACCATATATACAAATGCGGAAAAAACCAACCCAAACCCTATACTCCCAAACTCGAATAAGATTTGCAACCAGCAATTATGGGCTGTATAAAATACGCCTCTAGTGGTAACTCCGTGTTCTGCCAATACAGGAAATAATGTTTTATAGGTTGACATCCCAAAACCAACTACCGGATGAATTATAGATAACTTAAGCGTATCTATCCATACAGGAAGCCGGATAAGAGAAAAATAATATAAAGAACGATCCCATTTAGCATAAAATCCTACCAATGAGGCTAAAATAATAATTGACAACAAGGATACTATCTTATTCTTAAATATCTTAGGCTTGCATAATGCAAACAACAGGCAAACTGCAATAATTATAAAACTCTTAAACTGCATTAAATTGCCTATTACTCCCCAACACTCCGGTTCCTTAGCTCCAAAATTCAACAATGTATCGTAACCTATTTTCTGCATTAAAAATAAAAAGCACTGAATGAGAATAATAATCTTCAGTGCGTTAATTACAGGTCTCCAATCTCTCAGATTGAGACACAATATGTAATAATAAATCCCAATAATAAAAACAACGTATGCGGTAAAAGATATGTAAGGTGCTCTACTTAAAAAACAATTAACAAGGGCATATATAGCTATAATCTTTACAAACTTACTTACGTCCAAAAATAGAGTATATAATCCTGCGAACCCTGTTAAGAGAACCAACCAAATCCAATAGTTGTTACCAACCATAGGGATCCGAATATCCAATGGTGGGTACAGGGCAAACAAAACGATTGGCAATGTAACCAATAAACTATGTATTTTTTTCATAGTTGTCTGGGAGAGAAACTAATTAAAGTCTCTCTCCCTTAATTATTATTGGTTAACAGTAGCTCCATACGTCCCAATTACAATCCAACCTGTAGTATCATCAACGTAGTATAATGTTATAGACTCGCCTGCTGCGTCCAATGTGAACGTCGCAAAACCTGATGTCGTTGCAGGTGTCACTACACTACTTCCACTACCTACCAATACAGAACAGTACATAGTAAATACTTGTCCTTGTACCCCGTCGTCTAAAACACAAGCCTGAGTAGTATTCGGAACAACTTTGGCCATGACTGTATACGACGAAGAAATATCTGCAGCAGTAGAAGAAGCTGTACTCGCTCCCCCCCTATTAAATCCTACATGAAGAAAATCATAGGGCAACTCTCTACCTAATAACCTAACTCGGTCTACACCTCCCCAGTTGTTAAAATTAGTAGTAGAGAAAGCGAGAGGAACAACGAGAAAAACTAGAACTAACAGCACTAACAGTGAAATAAGTATTTTTTTCATACCCCTCTCCGTTTAAATTAGAGGGGAGAAATTAATCTCCCCTCATTGTTAATTAAAGCTGCTTGTCTAATGTCTTACCAGTATCGAGAACGATTCTTGCATCCATCGCTCCTGAATCCATAGCTGCGCTGAAAGTAAAATACACTCTCAGATAACGTAATGCCATTGGTGGTATCACAACATCTAGAAGAACTACACCTTTTGCTCCTGCTGAAGTTGCTGCTCCTGCTGCGATGGTGATAGTTGGCCCTACAACCAACGTTTTCAGATTACTCGCAAATCCATCATCATCGTCTGTTTCCAATTTTGCTATGATAGTTCCACCGCCTGTATCAACATAAGCAGTTCCGATTTGGACTTTGATTCTTGCACCTGGAGCTATTGCATCACCAAGAGCAAGAGTATCAACGTAATCCGTTGAAGCACCAGTATCCAGAATTGTTTGCCCGTCGGCCATTACTAGATCTTTATCAATAATCATGTCTCTGTCCTCCCTATTATTAGTTTTAACTTATTCTTATGCTTAATGCTTAGGATATTGTAGCTTCGTCGTTAGCAATTTCATCAATCCTTCTTACTGGAACACCTTGAAACTTCAAGGTCGGTCTGTTTAATCCAGAGATCGGGCCAAGCATATTCTCTAAGGTGATGTAAACATTCGACTTATTATTCATCTTAACCCTTAACATAGCTCTTACTCTATTGTTGCAATAAAACACTGGTCGAACCATTCCGCCAGGAGGTAACTGATCTAACGCCTGAGACATAAGTTTTAACAAGTTGGCTGAGGAATCTGAAGTGTCTCCGGATGTTTCTAAATCAGAGATGTCAAGGTTGCATATACGGACTACATATCTCCAATCCTTTACTGCTATACCACACTTCCATTGGAAGTGAGTTCTATAAGCCTGAAACGGTCTATTGTTGGAATCATAAACTGTCTGTTCACCTAGATCGTTTACCTGCAAACCAGCTTGAGAACCTTTAGGGAATATCCCCATGACTGTCGAAGTAGACCAGCCAATCAACCACACTGATGTATTATCTGAGTTTGAACCACCACCATTAAAAACATTGTCGTCCACGGATGAACCTGAAAGGGTGTAATACCTTGGTGCTAAACCGATAAACTTCTCTGGATCTACAGAAGTATCTCCGTAAATCAGAGTTGTTGCAAACAGCTGATTCATTGCTTCGATGTGCGCCTGGTCTTCTGTGAATCTAAACTGTGCGGTATTGCCGTTCAACAGAGCTAAATCTTTGTCTATCTCAGAGTAGGCTTCCATCATGCCAACCGTCTCTACGAGCTGATTGGTTGTTGACTTGGTTCTAACAACGCCTTGATTTAAAAGTCTCCAAGCAATAGTGGGTAGCGCTCCTCGAACAGTCACTTTGTGACCTGTAGGAAGATTACCTTCCTGCCAAGCAATATCGTCGAGAATATCGTTGTAACGTGTTAATAGCTCTACAACGGTAGCGATTTTGCCATCAGGATCCACCCTTCTTGCCCAGTCTAATAGCGTTACTTTATCGTTAGTTAATACACTCATAATATTTCCTCCTAATTATTATGTCCTACCTAATTATGCTCTACCTTGGTTTGGATACATCACATCTGCTGCTGATTTTCCAGCATCAGACTCTACACTCTTTCCATCAATTATCTTATCTTCTGAGATGGATCTTCCTATTTTGATGAGGTCTTTGATTACAGAAACATTATTAGACAAACCTGAAGCGTTCAACAGCTCTATCGTTTCCTTAGACAAAAGACTATTCCTTACCTTGGCTGCGTAAGCAATCTCTTTCTTATAGTCAGCACCCAATGCCTTAACAGTCTCTTCTTTGGATTCCTTTAAGAACTTATTGAAGCTCTCAGTAGAAACATCTGATGTAGTTTTCTGATTCTCAATGAAAAGATCAATGAGCTTCTGAGCGTGTACCTGAGAAAGCCCTGCCTCCTTAAATATTGGAGTAGCCTTATCCGCTAATACCTG